GCGTGTCCCAAGGAACAGCAACGCCCGTGATGGTGCGGGGTGAGTCCTCACCTGCAGCGGCGTCAAGGGTGACAGGCACGGCCTTAAATTGGATCATGCATCTTCCATTTCGTTTGAACGGCGGGAGTCCTCGGCGACTTCACCGGCGTAATCTTCCATGTTGAATTCAACGTAGCGACCGCGGGGCAAAATGTTGTCGGCTGACAAAGTCTGCTCAATGCAGTCAAGATAAATGCGAGCGCCGAACAAGTAGAGGTCTTGGCGGGCTTGCTCAGCGTTCTGGTACGTCATTGATGCGCCTTCGGTCGGAGCCGACACAAGATAGGCGGGGATGTTGCACAGGCGAGCCATTTCTAGCGCCTGATACTTGCGCTGGTCGCCGATGACCTCTTGCGGGTTGGTCTTGTATTCGCGGAACTCAACTTGGCGAGATAAAGCACCAATAGCGTTCGCTTTACGAGCCTGAGCCCACGCCGACGCCAACGAACCTAAGTCCTCGCCCGACAAATCTTCGCCGTCTACCTGCTGTAAATAGCCGGGTGTGGTTTCCAGCTGGGCGTAACGGTCTGCGGCCTGATCTAGGTAGATGCTGGTGTTAATGGCGCGAGCGCCAATTTTTAGGATGCCCTCGATGGGACTGATAAATTGTACGACGTTTTCAACCGACAAAGGTTGCCCGTTGAACTCGAGTTCATCTGATGGCCCGTAGAACTGTGGATAGCCGGTCTGTTTGACGCTGGACATGTTCGATGCTGGGAGCCATGTAAACGCTGCGGGGAATCCTTGCTGGCCTGCACCCTGCGGTGCGTAGCGGCGGGTGATGTAAGCGTATGCGACACCGTAAAAGAACAAGTCCGAGAAAATGTTTACAAAAAAGAACGACCGGGAAACTTTTGGATCTGGGCGCTCCATCCACGGCTCAAGCGGAAGGTAAACCTCTTCGTAGTTTTCGCCCATCCACTGCTTCGAGTAGTGCTTCAATTCGAGCGAGCCGATAAGGCCAGCAATCAAGTCACGGGAGCGGGACACGGTCGGCACCGATAACGCTTTAATTTCGTCGGTGCCTGTTTGGTAAACAATGAAGTTGCCAACATTGGCTGCACCAGCGGCAGCCTTGACAGGCGCAGCTGCGAAATGCGCCGTTTCAACTTTGCGTGAGAAAATACCCATGTGCTTGGAGTCTGTCACAAACTAATTGCATTTGCAAGTACCTTACGCAGAAACTCCAAACGCCACCCGACCACTCGACGTCGGACGAGACACCATAACCGTGGCGGCAATCAAACAACGGCAAGCCTCAATGGGGCCGGGTGACCGCTGGCTAGAAACAACGATCGTGTTTTGAGCGCGGACAAGTACCGCGCGGGCAATGTGTTCGGCCAGCATCTCGCCACCGTCATGCTTGATTTTGCCTTCGCCAATGAGACTGCGACAAATGCCCGTCCACTTCAACAGTTCGCCATAGCCCCACTCCTGTTTACGACGAATGTATTTCTCTGGCGTATGCACAGCCAGCGACGGAGTAATCGCCAACGTTAATTTCGGGTCGGCGTCAAGTGCAGCTGCTATCTGCTCCCACAAATCATGTATCGAGTCGGTCGTGAACTTGATGCCGGCAACGATTTCACCGCTGGTGTTTTTGCGTCCCCACACGGCAACATATTTAGAATCGTCCACAGCGGAATCCACAGCCAACACCGACGGCCCACCGTCATGGGTTAAATCCTCGGCGACACGCTGGTTCCATAAACCGACAGGTAGCCACGATGACGCTGCCGCCACCCACAAGTTACAGTGGGCGCGGAGGAATTGGTTGCGGTCGGGTGCTGCTGCTGCGGCTTGTAAACCTTTGATGGTGATGGTGCGTCCGAGGCTGGGGTTGGGGTAGCCCCAATACGTTTGATCTAGAGGGTCTACGCCAGACGGCAAACTCCACTCGGCCATGTACAAATCACCTTGCTCGCCCGCGTCAATCAGACCGAGCCCCTGCTCCCGCAACTTAGACATAGCGCGACTCGATTCGTCGCCAGCGGTGGAAGTCATCCAACAAAGCGGGCTAGGCACCGCAATCTGGCTGGGCAAAAGTGCGCCAAAGATTGTGGACTCCGACATTGCCCACACCTCGTCGAGAAGCAACAGATCCCATGTTCCACCGTGTTTCTTCCCGGTTGCAGACTTCACCGCGTAAACACTTCCGTCTGCCATTTTGACTTGGTGGCGGCCATAAGCCCACGTCACCTTGCACAGATCAGATTCCTCCCACAACTCAAACGTTTCGCGCAGCTCCTCAAACACTTCAGTTGCCAGCGCCAACTCATGCGCCGATGACATGATGCGGACAGGCCTACCCCAAATGCGTGGCAACTCGGACAACGCCCAGCCAACAATCGCTGCGTTCATCGTGGTCTTGCCATTTTGACGTGCAGCACTAACCAAAGCCTTTGAATGTGTAAACCGCAGTTCGTCATCGTGCATAAAAGCACCGGTCAAAGCATGAACCTGCCACGGGAAAAGGGTTCGACCCAAATGACGCTCAGACCACTCAGCAATCTCAAGCCCAAAACTGTGACCCCCAGCAATCGGCGTCTCAAGCCTTGGATGACTTTCACCCAACCCGCCCGAAGTAATGACAGTCTTAGACCGTTCCCGCTGATCCGCTTCGTTTCCTTCCGAGATAACGGAAGAAAGGGTCGGGGGCTTGGGTGTTTCGTTTACAAAAAAAGTTTTGGTGTTTACGGTTTTGTTTACGCTGGTGAGGCCGAGTGCTTCGTTGCGGGCTTGTTGTTGTATGGCGCGTTTCTGGTTGACGTACATTGCGCCTCGTTTGCTGTTGCATTGTTTACAGGCCGGCACGAGGTTTTCTATTGCGTCTGATCCGCCTGCGTCGTATGGGATGAGGTGGTCTGCGTCTGTTGCCGCCACGCGTTTGCACCAATGGCAGGGTGGGTTGCCTTCGAGGACTTGTTTGCGGTTGCGGGTGAATTCGGGTGTTGGGCGTCTGGACATATGTTTACCTTATAGCACTTATGGTTTGTTGCTAGCGCCCTCGCAGGCTCGGTTGCTCTCAGAGTGTGTGAACAGTCTGTGGTTGGTGTCCCTCCCGCCGTTCGTGCTTTGTCTGCACCGGTCGCCGTTTGAATCCATGTAGGGCCGTCACCGTTCGCGTTTATGTCGTTCGTACGCTGCTTCACCGTAAACACCTTTATTGGGCATTGGTGATCTACCCACGTCACCGTGTGAATACCAGCTGAGTGCAACTCCCAACGTGGCCATGGTTCTCTATGTTGTGCGAAGGTGCCTAGGCGCGCAGTGCGTGAACTCGATGCGCCTAGGACTTGGGGGGGACTATAGCCTGTTTACTTCCAAGGCGTTGCGCAATTAGTTCTAATTGGCTAGGCCGCCACAGGTACCATTCGGCGTGGGGCAGGATGTTGAGTGCCCATAGTTTCTGTGCTGGGCTAACTTTGCCGCGTTCGGTTTTGAGTTCGGCAAAGATGAGGCCGCGTTCTTTGTGGGCTAGGACTAGATCTGGGAAGCCGGCACCGTCTGAACGCCAGACGCCTTTGCGGACTTGATGCGGGGATGGGTGGAATACTTGCCAGCCGTTCATTTTGGCGAGGGTTTCTATTTGTTCTTGCCAGATGCGTTCTGATACGTCATTTGCGGCCATTGGACGCTCCGAACCATATACCGCATAGGGCGACGATGCTGGTGAACATGATGAACTGCAGAAACTCAGCCATTAACGACCTGCCCACAAATGAACAAGAAAGCCAAATGCAACGCAAATAATGGCAAACGATTGTAATAAATCTGTGTCCACTAGAACGGTTCCTCTCCGCTGTTTACAAGTGGCTCATAGGTGCCAGCCTTTAATGCGTCCACCATCGCTGACGCTTCACCCTTTGTAATCGAGTCAAGGTTCGCGGGACGCAAATGCCCAGCGGCCTTTAATAGCGATTTGATGTAGTTGATCTGTTTCTCGGACGCAATGCCATCAGGCTGGGTAATACGAACCTCAGGCATACGTTTATCGGTGCCTTGGTTCATGCGCTGCACTTTGCCCATTTCTTCTCGGGTCGGCTTTTTGGTGTAGTCCGATGGCCCAAGGCCTAACGCCGCCACAGAAATGGCTCGGCCGATGGCACTTGTACACGCATTCTCTACCCTGCTTGTGGAATTCACGCCGCGATCAGACAAATGTTCTTCTGCATAGTCAATTGCTGCTGGTATTGGGTCTGTCACGTTTCTGTAAACAGTTGCCTTGATAACAACGCGTTTGCCGTCGTCGTAAACAATTTCAGAATGGATAGCGCCTTGTGGGTAGGCCTCGTAGAACCGCTGTACACGGCTGGCCACGGGCTCATAGTCGTCGAGGTTAAATCCCACGGTTTTTGGCTTTCTCTGGGTATTGGGCTAGGTACTTTTCGTAAACACTTACGGCGTAGGCGTGTTGATCTGGGAACGCTTCCACCATGCCGGGTAGTTCTTCACAACGGGCGCATTTAGCGCCTTCATAAACGTCACAGTT